ACGACATCAGACGTAGAAATGCGCTTTCTGAGCTTCAGCAGTTTACTATCTATGTCATCACCGCATTCATCGGAAATGAGACCGATGGCTATGAAGCTGAGAGGCATACCGATTGCTCAATCACTTATGAGAGCTTCGGCGGAGATGCAAACGTAAACTTCCCTATTACCGTACATTACAGCAACAAGATTACTACCGGTACAGTCGATAAGATTGGAACCGACCTCGTATTCACTGCTGACGCAAACGTATAAACAGGAGGCTTAAATGGCACTTGCAGATAACAAGCAGATTGAAGATAACGTCATAGACCTTAACATTGATGGTATTAAGAAGCAGAGATTCAGAATCAATGGTGACCCTAAAGCTATCATTGAACTCAATCTTTCTGATTTGAATATCGGCGACAGACTTGAAAAAGGATTCGCAAAGCTTCAGGAGAAGATGTCTGAAATTTCCAGCCTTTCAAGTGAAGATGAGAATCTTTCTGAGCTGTTAAACAAAGCAAATACCGAGATGTGTGAGTGGCTTGATTACATCTTCGATTCTCCGGTAAGCGAAGTATTTTCAAAAGGTGGCTCGATGTACGACCCTAAGGATGGTATGTTTAGATATGAGCATATCATCGATGGTCTTACTAAACTGTACACCGATAATCTTAATCAGGAGTACAAGAAGATGCGCGCGCGCATACAGAAGCATACTGAAAAGTATACGGGAAAAAAGAAAAAGTAAATGTACGAGTTACAAACCACAGTCAATATCAATGGAGCATCATTCGGAATTCGGAATAAAGGAGATTTCCGGATGGTGCTCGACTGCTTTAAAGAATTAAATAATCCAGAGCTGAACGAAACCGAGAGATTATACACAGCACTGATTATTTTCTACAAAGATTTCAATGACTTAGATGATATTATGGAACATTCTGATATTCTCGATGAGTTAAGAAATCAGATGTTTATCTTTTTTGATGGTGGCGATGAGATTTTACAAAGCAATACCGGAAATCATCGACTGCTTGATTGGGATAAAGATTCAACTATGATATGTTCAGCTATTAATCCGATAGCGAACAAAGAGATACGAAACACTAAGTATTTACATTGGTGGACATTTCTAGGATACTACATGGCAATTGGAGAAAGTTTACTCAGTCATGTAATATCTATTCGATATAAGATTGCTACAGGTAAAAAACTTGAAAAGCATGAACGACAGTTCCGTCAACAGAATCCTCAATACTTTAATGTTGATTTGAGAACCGCAGAACAAAAAGAGGCTGATGAATATGTCAAGAAATTATGGGGTGATTCATAATGGCTGACGATAGACAACTACAGTTAAAGATTGGTCTTGATGTTAAAGATGCTGAGAAGACCGCTGAACAACTTCAGGATGAGATTAAGCAAATCTTCGAGTCTCGTGGTAGCGATAATTCATCTGCATCACTCACACAGCTTGAGTTGCAGATGAAGAAGAACACAGAATCTGCCGAGCAACTGAAGACAGCATTAAATGATTTGTATCAAACAAAAGGAAATATTGAAACATTCAACGAAGATAGTCAGACTATTACCAAAGTAAGCGATACGCTCAACGAGGTTAAAGCGAAGATACAAGAGCTTCAATCTACCAAGGTAAATTTCTTCGATGAGATGCTTTCGACTGATGAGATACGAGCGCGTATTGCTGAAGTTGAAGAGCGTATACAAGGTGTTAATGACGAAATAAGAAATACACAAGAAGCAATCAGCATGGATAAGTTTAAGCTTATGGATGCTGAATCGTTAGGCGATGCTTCCAAAATCGAATACTATCAAAATAATATCAAGCTTGCAGAGGAACAACTTGTTCGACTCGGAGAGTATCAAGCAACCTATCAGCAACAGCTTGAATCTTTTGATGCTGAGTTGGAACGCGCGGGAAGACAACTTGAGTCCGCTACAACCGAATTTAACGGACAGCAGATGACACTTGAACAACTTAATGCGATATTAGGTGAAACTCAGCAGAAGTATGATTCGATAAACGACCGCATGACCGAAATGGAGCAGAAAAATCCTAAGATAGGTGATGCCGAATATCAGCAAAAAGTACAGGCTGAAATCAATAAGACTGAGATGTCTTTGGATGGAGTTAATGATAAGTTAAAGCAACAAATCATAAGATATAGCGAGCTTCAATCAAAAGCGGCACCTGCCGTTAATACGACTAATCGTGAAATGCAGAAGTTGAAGAAATCTACTGAGCAAGTACGTAAGGCATCGAGTGATACTTCAAAAACCATGTCGGTAGGATTTGGTGATGTTACGAAAAGGCTCAAAAGATTAGTTATGCGTCTCGGAGTATTATTCCTGGGAGTTCGTGGGATAACTTCGATGTTCATGCGCTTACGTTCGGCAGTACTTGAAGGATTTAAAAATCTTCAAGAGAGTGGAGTTGGCAAGTTAAAGAAAGAGATGAACGACTTGCACAATGCAACCACTACCTTGAAGAATGCCTTAGCGGGCGCGTTCGAACCTATCGTTACAACTATCATTCCTTATATTCAAAGATTAGTAGAGTGGTTAACTATCGCAATCGATAAGTTAGCTCAGTTCATTGCGGCGGTGAAAGGACAATCTACCTACATCAGAGCAATCAAACAAGTGGGCAACGCTGGAGAAAAAGCAAGCAAGCAGTTAAGTAAGCTTGATAATCTTAATGTGCTTAATTCTCAGAGTGGTAGTGGTGCCGCCGGTATGTTTGAAGAAGTGGCGATTCCTTCAGACATGCTGGATAAGGTTGATGAGTTTAAACAGAAACTCGAAGAAATAAAAGCCATTGCGGATGAGATAGTCATTCAACCTTTTAAGGAAGGATTTGCAGAAGCTATCGGAGATTGGCAGAGTAGAGTTGATAGCATCAGAGATAACATGAAGAGCATCAAATCCTCGCTCATTGATATTTTCTCAAATCCTGAAGTGCAGGAAAGTGTAACCAATTTTGCACAGACAGTATCACACACACTTGGACAAGTTGTAGGAGCAAACGTTCGGTTCGGATTGAATTTAGCCGATAATATAACGGGAGGATTCAGTCAGTTTCTTGAAGATAATAAAGAACGTATACAAGAAGACATTGCTAACACGTTTAATTTATCAAGTGATATCGTAGGAACTTATGGTGATTTAGCACAAGCTTTTGGAGAAATATCTGATGCACTGAGTACGAACGAAGCAAAAGACTTTACCGAAGCTTTAATTGATTTAGGGTACACCTTTGGTTCCGAAACAGTGCAATTTGCGTTAAAGGTTATTCGTGATTTATTTGATGTGTTTGCAAGTCCTATAATTGAAAACGTTGATGCAATTCGAGTTTCGCTTACTGAGTTTTTCGAGTCTATTACTCCTGCAATTGTCATACTCAAACAAACTGTAGAAGAAACCTTTAATGCCATCAATGCTGTATATGACGCGTATATTGCTCCTTTACTTGCAGACGCAAAGCATCTTATTTCTGAGTTACTTGTAAGCATCATGCCAATCATAAACGAAATTGCTAAAATCATAAGCCTCTTGATGCAAATAGGACAAGTAATTCAAGAAAAACTTCAGCCGGTTATTGATGTGATTACCGATGTGTGGGGACCCAAGATAACATTCATCCTTAACTTCATTTCTGGATTAGTTCAAGCAGTTGCAAAAGTTATAGTTGATGTCGTGTATTATGTACTTAGAGTACTGCGCTTTGTATTTGAAGCTATCTATGATTTAATCACGGGAGACTTTGAAGGATTATTTAATGATTTCATGTCGTTCTGTGATGATATTAATGCACGTGTACAAGAAGCGTTGCAATGGCTTGCAGATTTGTTTGTAGATAAGTGGGAAAAGTGCAAACAAGCAGTGCAAGATTTCAAAGATGCAGTAGCGAGCATAATCGATGGAATTGTACAGAAGTTCGAAGGGTTTAAGGAAAAGATACAGTCAGTTATGGACAAAGTAAAGGACTTGATAAACCTAGTAACCGGTGGCGCTATGGGTGGAGTTTTATCTTCGCTGGATGCAATCGGAAAAGCAACACCTTCGGGTCCTTCTGGAAGAAGAATTCCATTTGGTGGAGGAATGGCATCGGGAGGAGTTATTCCCCCTACAGCATCTGAGCATCTGATAATGGTTGGAGACAATCATCAAGAAACAGAAGTTGTATCTCCGTTATCAACAATGCAAGAAGCTATGATAAACGCTTTGCAGTCAGTTGGATTTGGAAACAATGGTTCTCAGGAAATCGTTCTTAACATGGATGGACGTGAAATTATGAGAGCATTAGTTAAACAGAATAATGAGTATAAAAAACAGCACAACGGAATGTCAGCCTTAGCATAAGGAGCAAAGTATGAATGCTACATATCTTTTTAAGTTCGGTGACTATATAATTCCAAATGAGATGATTGTTGAGGACGGATACGAGTGTAAGCCAAATCAGCGCCAGGATCTTGACCCGTTTACTGACCAATTTGGGGTTACTCATAGAAATACACTACAGCATACAAAAACTGACATAACTATCACTTTTAGAGCATTAAGTTGGGATAATTTTCAAACTTTGGTTAGTAATATAGTGGCAAATTATGCTAAAATAACAGAAAGAGATGCTATTTGCACGTATCTCGATTTAGAAACATTTACAATGAAAGAAGGACATTTTTATCTTGACCCAAGTTGTAAGTTTCAGATACATAAGTTAAATGATAAGGTGCCCCCGTTCTCATTAAGATTTACGGAGTATTAAAATGCTGAATGTTTCTCAAGCAGTAAAAACAGCATATGCAAATCCAAGTTCGGGAAAGACACTTGTAATCTATTTTCCTGAACTTGACTACACTGTAGATTCAGACACTATTTATTCCGAGTCATTCAGTTTATCCGAATCTATCATGGATACAAATAGCATCGAGTTTGTCGGGTGTAATCCAAGCAAGTTACAGGTTCAGATTCAAGATTTCGGAATGGATGTGAAAGGTAGAAGAGTACAAGTCTCTGTCTACACAAGCGAAACTCAATCTGAACCTGTACCTCTTTTTGATGGTATCGTTGACGCTGTCACACAACAAAGTAACAAGCGTATTAAAGAACTTGTCGCATATGATGAGTTATATTCTAAAGGAAATACCGATATCGCTCAGTGGTATATCGCTAAATTTTCTACTGATTGGCAAGATGGTGTAACTCTCAAGGATTTTAGAGATGCACTTTTTGCGTATCTCGATATCACCGCGGTACCAACAACACTTGTAAATGATAATTTATTCTTTTACAAGCAGTACAGTCCGGTTAACATGAAAGCTCTTGATGTTATCAGATACATTTGTCAGATAAACGGAGTGTTTGGTATTATCAATAGAGACAATGAGTTTGAATATCGTATTTTGTTGCCACTATCTCAAGCAACTGCTGTTGAAGTTGGATACTATAAAGAGATAGATTATCAAGAGTTTAGTGTCAAGCCCGTTGATAAACTCACTATTCGACAGTCTGATTTGGAAGAAGGAGTGTCGGTAGGAAGTGGCATTAATAATTATATTGTTCAAGGTAACTTCTTTACATTTAATCTTGAAGAAGAAGACTTAACTACAATTGCAACAAACCTGTATCCTTTAATTTCTGGTATTGCATATATCCCTTATAAAGTAACACAAGTTGCATACCCTTGGCTTGAATGCGGTGACGCTGTTACATATCAAGTGTACGATTTTGAAGAGTCTGCAAGTCAAGGCGAAGATATCTATAAGCCGATGTCTTTCTATATTTTTGAAAGATATTCCAAAGGCATACAAGCATTCCGTGATGAATATGAGGCGCAAGGAGAAGAATATCAAACTGTATTCATCACAAATATAAATGCTCAGATTGAGACTATAAAAAATCAGATAGAATCAATTCAAGGTAAAATGAACAGCATTGAATTGAAATATCTGATGTTTTACAATGAGCAAGCTGTCGATGTAGGTGACGGACAAACCAAACCCATATCGAATATTCGTTTCGGAGTTTCAAATAGTGGACAGGTTTATATTGAACTTGAATACTTGATTGAATGTGAAACTACAGAAGAAGTGGTTGGTGGTTATCTTACAGATAATGATTTAGTTGTAACTCTTTTATACGAGTATGACGGAACAATCATTGACAGTAGACAGCCTAAAGAAACTTACCAAGATGGCAAGCACATACTTCATGCCTACTATGTTGTTGATGTGGACAATGCCACTCTTCATGATTGGAAAGTATGGTTGAATTGTGTCGGTGGCTCAGTTCACATCGATATCTATCAAGCACAGAATACAATCCTCGGTCTTGGACTTATTGGACAGACTTCTTGGGACGGAACAATTACGGTTGCTGATGAACTTGCTCCTATTGCTATTCCTGTCACTGGCATCAAGACAATTACTGATAATGCAATCGTATCACTGCTTGCTCCTATGCAAATTAATGTAAACGAGAACGTAAGTGCTATCCCTGTTGGTGCTACTGAGATTGCAACTATAACAGATGCGATTGACTTTAATGTTGTTGTCAAGAATGCTTATGTTGACGAAAGTACTGCAAGTGAAATGTCTTACAGTACCACTTATGTCGAGATAGCAAATCACAACTTTGTATTGAGACAGACATACATGAGTACAAGCGTAAGTCAAGCAATCGACAGCGGTTATTGCACTAAAGTAACTCCTATGATTACAGGACTTGCTACGATAGAAAGTGTAACGATACAATGAAGAAGATTGAGTATATTCAAAGTACAGGAACACAATTTATAAATACAGGAATTACTCCTACTATTGATTCAAGATTCGAAATCACATTGAGTGATGTTGTAAGTGGCGGTGGGGAACGTTGCATCTTTGGTGTTGGAACATATTCGAGTAATACTTTTCTTATGACCAAGGATAGTAGCAATCCTCTTGTATGGTATTATCGCTCAAAGAAAACGATAACCACGGATATCACTTCAAAGCATGTCATTGGTTTATATCGTGGTTCTGTTACTCTTGATGGAACGCTCATTCACGATGATGAAAACATTGGTCAGACTTCATTTTCTTCACTTTGCATTTTTACGGCAGGAACAAATTTTGGAGATAACTATAAAAGTAGTTTTAAGTTATATAACTTCAAGATATACACAAACGATGTGCTCGTGTTTGATGGTATTCCTGCTCTCGACAGCGATAATATTGCATGCTTATACGATGATGTAAGTCATACCTATTTCTACAACGTAGGAACAGGAGATTTTACAGCTGGTCCGCTCTCAACCGAGTACAAATATCTTATTGAAGATGGTGGTGATTATTATTCTATATTGAATGGAGTACTGACAAATCTTGGAAGAACTCTCAATGCTCAATTATTTCAAGATTATGGCATGAATGATATTCCCGACTTTGATGATTATGACTCACTTCCTGCTCCGTCAATACTTTGTTGGAACGATGAAAGTGAAGAGCGAATGACTGCAACAGTTATTGGTTTGCCATATCCTCAAACTGTTTACTCACAGAATATTGAAATGCTGAGTCAGACAATCACAGGTGTTGATAGTGTTGATATTACATCTGATGAAAATACGCTTTTTGCAATGTCATTTGATAACGGCTCTACTTGGTGGAATTACGTAAGCAATGCGTGGGTTCAACTTACTACCACGGATGCAGGACAGACAAAAGACTCGGTTGAAGATATCCCGACAAACGCATGGAATGCTAAAGTCACAGACAGACAGTTGATGTTTAGATTTACATTGCTTGACGATACAAGTTATGTGACACAGATAAAAGTCAACTTCACGAATTAAGGAGGAAGATATGATTGAAATAATGAAGCCTGTAAAACAGAAGAAACTCGGCATCGAAGCAATTCATGGTCATACAATCATTGAATTAAAGGATGTGAGAAATGGCAGAAGAGAAAGAATAGAAAGTGACAACATTGTCACCGATGGTGCTGAAAATTTGCTTCGTTCATTAGGAAGTTCGGGAGTCTCATTGTTAGCTGGAGTAGGTTCTATATCAGAGCATGTTCCTATATGCGCTAAATTGTTTGGTGGATTGCTTCTGTTCAATGATACTATTCCTACTTCTCCTGTTGCAAAATATATGCCCGCAGGAGTTAAGATGCTCGGCAATGGCTCATACAAAGTTTCAAACTCATCAGAAGTTACTGAAATGGGTTCTTACAATGAGATTGAATCGAGTATTACTAAAAATAAATTTGAACAGGTATATGATTTCTCAACTCAGCAAGCAAACGGAGTTATCAAGTCTGTTTGTCTTACCTCTGATATAGCGGGATATGCAGGATACGGAAACAGTTCAAGTCAGATTGGTCACACTACGTTGAAAAATTTTTCAGCAAGTAGTGGCAGTCCCTTGTTTGCATATAAAGGTAATACTCTTATGGGAATGGGAGCATGTTTTAGTGACAATAAAGTTTATTACATCGGAGACAGCAACGCCAACATTCAAGCAAATGTTCTCAGCGTAGACTTAATTGAGAAAGCATGTACTGTTGAAGAGTTTTCGTCATTCACTGATTATATGCTTGGAATGGCGGGCTCGAACGTTATTGCTAATGCTCCTGTTATCAGTACTACGCCTATCACTCTTCCTGCTCATACTTATTACCTTGCCGTTACTCGTTTTGATAATAAACTCTATATTGTTCCTGCCTCAAGTACTATCAATAACGGAAGTTCATTTTGGGTTGGTATTGTTGATTGCTCTACTAAGACAATCACAATTAAGAACGTTACTAACAATTCGGGAAAAAAGATTGAATTGGGAAGTAATAATTATTCTTGTATGCAACCTGTTGATGAAAACGTTATGTTCTGTTTGCTTGGCACTAATAATAATGCTTACACGCTTGGAGTTGTAAATCTCACCACGGGAACAGTTGCCGATTCAACAAAGACTATGTATTCAAACCTCTTCAGACCTCTTAGATTTGCGCCAAATCTTATCCTTTTCGGACGAGGTATGGTTACACCAACTTCTGACTTCGCATTTATACTATATGATACTGTAAACGCAACTTATTATCCTCTTAATATCAATTCACAGGCTGAATATGGATATCCCTTGTTTACTTATAATTCAGAATATGACATTCTTGAGGCTAACTATGTAGGAGGTAATAACCAGGCTACTGCGCTCTTACCTCATCCTTGGAGGCTTAACACTATCAACAATCTTGGAAGTGCTGTTACCAAAGATGCAACTAAGACCATGAAAGTAACTTATACACTTACGTTTGCATGAGGTGATATATGAGTATAACAAAACTTGCTTATAGTGGCTCAAGTAAAATCATAAAGAATCTTGTAAATGCGGTCAATGCACTCATAGATAGTGGAGGTGGAGGAGGTGGCGGTTCAACTGTCACCTATACCCCAACGCTTACAAGTGGTACAAAGACTGGCGAAATTTCAATTGATGGAACATCACAAGATATGTACGCACCAACACCTCAAACGTATAACGCAGGTGACGGTATTGAGATAACGGGCTCGACAATAAGCCTTGAATACTTCTCAATAGTCAATGGTGCAATCAACGTGACATTTGATGATGGAAATTAAGGAGAACAATCATGGCATTAGTTACAAAACCACCCGCTCTTGACGAGAGCATGAACACAACAGAGGGAACGTCAAGGAATATCGCTGACGTACTCGCACAGGAGTTATCCGGCATCGCAACGGCAATCAGCGGTGGCTCGGATAAAGTGCCTAAAACAGATATAGCAACGGTCGAGCCGACTAACGTTGCAAGCCGAGCGTATAGCGTTGGCGAGTTGGTATATGTCAACGGCAATTTATACAAGGTCATTACCGCTATATCGGGTGGGGCAACGTTCACGGTAGGCACAAACATACAGAGTGCAAATGTGAGTAATAGAGTAAAAGAGGTTGACGATAGTGTGTCAGCACTTGCAACAAAACTTACCCCACGAAAGATATATGGTGGGTATATTTCGTTTACAACGGGACTCGGTGCACTTGCGTACTCAAATATTCCATACACAACATTTGTACCTTGCATTTGTCAAGTTACCACAGCCACTAACTGCCCTTGCGTAATGACTGTTGACCACGTTGGAAACACCTTATTATTTACACTTCCTATCTCTACTGGGTTTAGTGGCTCTCTCTATGTCAATGTCTATGGTTTTGGTTGGAATTAAGAAAGGAGATTTTTAAATGAAGTACGCAATTATCAAAGTTATTAACGGTAACTACTCAATTCACGCAGAGGGAATAACCGATGTAAATTCGGCAAAGGTACAGTTCCACGGCTTATGCCAAACTTTATGGAACGCTCCCGATGTTATTACGGCTTGCGTTAAAATCATTGACGAGAACCTTGATACCGTTGAGGGGTACAAAGAGGTTATCTCTCATTCGGCAGAGTGAAAGCGAGGTAGTGAGCGATGCTACTTTCAGAATTTATTTCAAAATTAAAGCTGGCACATGATGTTCCAAATTATTATAACAACCACTTCCCTTACAACTGTGGATATTACGATGGGAAGAGGTTTAGTTTTGATTGCTGGAATTTAATCAAGGCTATACTCGGTGGATGGACTGATAACTACACGAAAGGTTATTATGTAAGTCCTTCTCAGTTTCCTACCGGTGATGTGGATGGGTATCATCTACTTATGCAGTGCGTAACACGTTCAAAAGACTTCTCACAATTGAAAGAACCGGGCACCTATCTCTATATTTCAAATTCTCCTCATGCAGGAGTTTACGTTGGAGATTTTCAGTATCAAGGTGAAACCTTCAATGTGGTCGAATGCACAGGAGCGTGGGAATCCAAAGTACAGTACACATACGTTGACGAAAATGGTGGAAGATATCTGTACAAAAACGGACCTAAAAATAAGTATTCGTGGACTGATTATGGTTGGCTTCCTTATGTAGAAAAAGATGTGAAAGCTGTTGAGACTAAAGTTGAAGAGCCCACATCTACGTCAGCTTTTGGAATTGATGTGTCAAGATATCAGAAAAAACTTGCATTAAAAGATGCATATAATGAGGGGTTTACCTACTGCATCCTCAAAGCCGGTGGAGCAGATGCGGGTTATTATAAAGATTCTTGCTTCGAAAATTTCTATATTCAAGCACGCGCAGGAGCTTGGAAAATAGGTGCCTACTACTTCGGAAGAGCATTCTCAGTTAATGATGCAATAACAGAAGCAAACTATTTTATTGAGTATCTTAAAGGCAAAGCAATCAAACATGTCTATTATGATGTTGAGGGTGTGATGCTTAACCAGGGTTATTCGCATCTCACTCAAATCATTCAAGCTTTCTGTCAAACAATGAATAATGCAGGATACATCTGTGGAATTTATACGAGTGAATCACAGTTCAACTCAAGATTTGATGACAACATATTAAAATCTTTTCCACATTGGGTTGCAAGATATTCGAAGACTGCACCTATACTGAAGAGCGGAGCATCGATTGAAATTTGGCAATTTGGAGGCTCCATAAATTATTTTAGAAGTTCACAAATCGCAGGTGTAACTACCGACCAAGATTTAGTTTGTGCTACGTGGAATGATGAACTGATTTGTGAACCTGTTGAGGTAGTTGCTCACGAGTCAGATAAAAAATCGATTGACCAGCTTGCTATCGAGGTGCTTGCGGGAGTTTGGGGAAATAATCCAATAAGGATGTTAAAACTCATCTCGGCAGGATATGACTATTCAGCAGTACAGCAACGTGTAGAGGAAATCATTGCACAGCGAAAGCAAAGTGGAAAAACGCATATTGTAGTTAAGAACGATACTCTTTCGAAGATTGCAAGAACTTATGGTACTACCGTTAAAGCATTATGTGAAATCAATAAGATATCAAATCCTAATCTCATCCAGATAGGACAGGCAATTAAAATAGCATGATGAAAATCAGAGACTTCACAATTCCAGAACTTGAACGTTTTCGGGAGCTTTGTAATTTTACTGATGATGAATTAGTTTATTTTAATCTGAGAGCAAAGGATAAATCAAATGTGCAAATTGCAATCGAGATGAATATATCAGAAGCACAAGTAAGTAAACTTGCAAAACGTGTTAAAGATAAGATGAAAAGAATCATATAATTTTTGTAGAGGAGATGTAGATATTGCATCTCCTCTTTTTATTTACAATTGAATACAGAAAGGAGTAGCAAGTATGCAAGACATTAGCGAAGATTTAACTCGAATTATTAACGACAAGCAATGTTCTTCATTACTTGCTTTTATTGCGGTTAAAAATGGCTTACATATTCAAGAATCCGAATCCGATAAAGAATCTCGTGGGAGATTGTGTGATACGCGGGATAGCAATTCTGACAGATAAGTCATGGGAATATACCTACATTGAAATCATTACGCATGGTTATTCGATGTATGATATGCCTTCATCTAATGAAGTATGGGGAACATACTTGCAATCACAAGGATATAAAAGAAGAGTTATTCCTAATACTTGTCCGAACTGTTATACAGTGAAAGATTTTTGCAAGGATAATCCTTATGGAAAATATTTATTAGCCACCGGCAGTCATGTCATTGCTGTCATCGATGGCGATTATTACGATACCTGGGACTCAGGTGATGAGATTCCAATTTACTACTTTTCAAAGGAGGAATAATTAATGCCAATTTATAACAATCCTTATCCAGCAACTTATCAAAATCCGTATCAACCATATCAAGCACCTAACTATCTTACTAACCCTCAATCAGATAGTGGAATTATTTGGGTACAAGGTGAATCAGGTGCTAAAGCATTTCCCGTACAGAGTGGAAAGAATGTAGTTTTATTTGATTCTGAATCAGAGCATTTCTTTATCAAAGCTACAGACCCAAGTGGTATGCCTCAACCGCTCAGAATATTTAGTTATAAAGAGACTAATAAGATAGAAGATAAGAACACTATTGATACATCTATGTTTATCACTCGTGATGAATTTGAGAAAGCAATAGATTCTTTAAAGAATAGAAATTATCCGAGAAAGGAGAATAGAAATGGCAAACCCCTTGTACAGCGAACAGATGCAGAACGGAATGATGAGCCAGTTTAATTCTTTTATGCAGAATCCTTTTCAATTTTTATCTCAGAAGAAAATCAATATTCCACAACAGTTTATGAATGACCCTCACGGTGCTGTGAATTATCTTTTACAGAATGGTCAGATGTCTCAGGAACAACTGAACAATCTTATGAAGAAAGCACAGCAGATGGGAATCAAGTTTTGATATCAATCACGATTGCGCATAAGTGATTAGATATAGAATCTGACAGTAATGTCACTAACCGAAAAAAGTTATCGGTAGAAAGGAGAAACAAATGGCACTTACAGATTCAGGCAACGGAATGTATATGCCCGTAGCTCCCGCTTATGGGATGGGCAATTCTGGCTGGGGCGGATTTGGTGGCGATGGTTGGTGGGTTATACTCTTCCTCTTCGCACTCATGGGCAACGGCTGGGGCAATGGTTTTGGCGGAGGTTTTGGAGGAGGCTCTTATGGAGCGTATGACTTCCCTTGGCTCCTTAACGGACAGGCAGGCATTAATGCTAACACTAATAATGGATTTAGAGATGCTATGATTAACGACAACATCACTTCAGTTCGTGATGGTATCGCTGATATCTCTACTCAGCTTTGTGGTGGCTTCGCAGGTGTTACTGCCGCAGTAAACGGAGCGCAGAACGCAGTATCTCAGCAACTTTATACCAATCAGATAGCTGATATGGAGAGAAGCTTCAATGCTCAGACTGCATCAACTCAGGGAATGAACGCTATTCAGTCACAGCTTGCTCAGTGTTGCTGTGATAATAGAGCGGCTACTGCTGATGTCAAGTATACGATTGCTACTGAAGCTTGTGCTAATAGAGCAAACAGCACTGCTAACACCCAGGCAATCCTTGATAAGCTTTGCCAGCTTGAACTTGATGGCTATAAGAGGGAGAACGACAATCTTAGAAGTCAGCTTAATATGGCAACTCTCAGAGAATCACAGACTGCGCAGAATGCTTTCATTCAGCAAGGATTTAGTGATGAGGTTGACCAGCTTTATAACCGACTTTCTAGTTGCCCTGTGCCCAGCACTCCGGTATATGGCAGAACTCCTATTTTCACCTGCAACAATGGTTGTGGATGCGGAAATTCTGTAATCTAAGGAGGTAGCATTATGGCAGAATATTTAGCAAATACTTTACAGAATGTAGCTCTTAATGGACCAATTCTGTTTACTGCTTCTATTCCTTGCAATCGTGGATATGTTTATCACGAAGACGAGACAGGAATTTTTATTCTCCGTGGATGCACTAATAACTGCTTCGCAAGATATCAAGTTACTTACAATGGTAACATCGCAATTCCTGAAGGTGGAGATGTGACACCTGTGTCAGTTGCAATAACGGTCAATGGAGAACCTAGACTTACAAGCAGAGCAATCTTCACTCCTCAGGCAGTCGATGAATTTGGAAATGTTACCAGCACAGCAATCATCACAGTTCCTAAGGGATGTTGCTTTAGCATATCTGTAAGATATGTGGACGCAACGACTGATGACCCTGCTACTGAACCTACTCCACTCATTGAAGTACAGAACTCGAATCTTGTGATTGACAGAATAGCGTAGAAAGGAGGAAGCCTTATGATGAACGAACTGTATGACCTTTGTGAAAATCTCAAAGATGAAATCAAAGAGTTAAACAAGAAAGGCGATATCTCTCCTACCGAGCTTGAGCGCGCTTATAAAGCAGTAGACATCATCAAAGATATCAAAACCATCGAAGCTATGGAAGATACAGGATATTCAAATGCAAATTCGTATGATGATTATAGTCGTAGATATTATCGCGATGGAGCCTCGTATGATGGCATGAGCAATGCTCGTAGAGGACGCGATGGCGATGGAGATGGTCGTTACAGCGAAGAGGGAAGTTATCGTAGAGGACGTGATGCTATGGGTAGATATACCAGCCGAGATGGCTATAGCGGTCACGAAGAGAAGGAACAGATGATGCGCCAAATCGAAGAGATGAAACGTAAAGTCGAAAAGATGTAAAACATCAGATAGAGGGAAGTGTAATAACTTCCCTCTTTTGTAGGAGATACATATGAATTTAGCGATAATCAATGATGCAATCAATACGTTGGAAAATGAAGATACAAACTATGAAAATGTTTCTGAGTTAGCAATGCTTTATATCGTAAGAGATAATCTTACCACTCAAATTCCAAAGTCAGAAGATGTTGTTGAACAGGAGTTATCTGATTTATTTCCTTGTTACCAAAAATACTGTAATGCTAAGACAGACTATCAACTTGGTAAATTGAACGAGGGTGAAGTGATTCATACACTGAGGACCCTGTGTACAGAATTGCACGAATTTGTCAATACCCTATTTTCCAACACCGATATGAACAAGGAGCGATTAATTATCATAGAAGAAATACGTAAAATTTACGAAAAAATCAAGCAGTAGATAGTTCAGGAATGCAGTAAAATCAAGTGTTTCCAGCACTTGATTTTTTATTTGACATTTATATAAATGTGTTATATTATATTTACGTAAGATGACCACGAAATTGAATAGAGTTTGCTGACGCGCTGAGCGCCGTTGACAGACTTGAAAAACAGATAGTCACTCTTGCGAACACTTGAAACACTAAGGAGGCGATTGAATGAAGAAGCAGTACAGAATTATCGGTAGATTCGTCAAAGACGAGAAATCGCATGTTGTAGATTGGAATTGGAGCTGGACCAAAGAAGATGCAGAACGCAGACTTAAAGACCTTATCGCGGAACAGGAACGTGCGAGAAAGCGCGGGTGCTACACACAGACTGCTGGTTGCATCGGAATCGATACCCCGTATTATTCAGAGTATGAACTTGTTGACTTGCAGATACAGAGCAGAGAAGTTAGCCCTTGGGCGAATGTGGAGGAATGAGTATGAAGAAGATGACCAACAAAGAGTTCAAACAGATACTTGAAGATGCCGGCATGAGCTTCGAAGTTCTTGGGTATGAGGGTGTTCTGAATGCGATGAGTGGTAATTACCGTCAGTTTGCTAACGATGCGGAATCACGTGGAAGTTACGTTGTAGCGAAAACGTTCCGAGAGATTGCTGATAACATCTACAATGCACTTGATTCCAGAAACTACTACGAAGACTGCAAGATGACTGACTTGACTGATTGAGGAGGACCGATGAGCAGATACATAGTTAACAAATATAGCGGAAGAACTTACTGCGGTAACGCATTTTTTAATACATTCATCGAATGCAAGCAGTTCGGAGATGATGGCATCTGTGACACGATTGTCGTAAATGATACCGTAGACAATCGTAAGTACACAATCAAGATTACTGAGATTCCCAACAAGGAGCGTCAAGAATGATTAACATCAACATCGCAAAATCAAAGAAGTGCAACGGCGACTATTCGCTGTTTATCACTTTTGATTTTGACATGAAAATCGTAAACGTAATCAGAGAATTTCCCAGCAAGTATTGGTACGCTGATGAGAAGAAGTGGGAACTTCCTTTCAACAAACTTGGAATTCTTATCAGCAAGTTATCTGAGTATGAGTTCAACATCACCGGTCAGTATGTTGCACTTGAGAAGAAGAAAGCAGAGATGCCTAAAGGATTCAAGTTTAAGACACAGCCTTACGAGCATCAGATTGAGTGCTTCAACTACGGACTTCAGTATGATAGATTCCTTCTGGGCGATGAGATGGGACTTGGAAAGACAAAGCAAGTAATTGACATCGCTGTCGCAAAGAAGCTTCAGAAAGGATACAAGCACTGCTTGATAATCTGTGGAGTGAATGGTCTTAAGTGGAATTGGAAGAATGAAGTTGTGATACATTCTGACGAAGATGCTTACATTCTTGGACAGCGCAGTCAGAAAAACAAGCTTGTCATCGGAAGTAATCTTGACAAGTTAGCTGATTTATCAGACATCGATAAGCTTCCGTATTTCATCATCACAAACATTGAAACACTGAGATACAAAGAGTGGACCGGCGAGTACACTAAGCTGAGAAACGGCAAGAAAGTAAAAGTCTATAGATATCCTATCGCTGAAAGACTGAGCGAGTTAAACATTGACATGATTGCATTCGATGAGTGTCACAAAGCAAAGAATCCTGACAGTGAACAGGGACAGCAGTTACTGAAGTTGTCAGCAAGTACTATGATTGCGATGACCGGAACACCACTTATGAATGCGCCGATGGATTTGTTCATCATACTGAAGTGGCTTGGATACGAAAAGCACAGTTTCTATTCATTCAAGAATCACTACTGCGTAATGGGAGGGTACGGCGGATATGAAGTTGTGGGATATAAGAATCTTGCAGAACTTCAAGAGCGACTGAACGAGATAATGCTTCGCAGACGTAAAGACGAAGTGTTAGACCTTCCCGAAAAAACATACATTGATGAATATGTTGAGATGACTGACAAGCAGAGAAAGATTTACAACGAAGTCACGATGGATGTTAAATCAAATATCGACCAGATAAAGACAGCGACAAATCCGCTTGCAGAGCTTATCAGAATGAGACAAGCAACAGGATACACCGGTATTCTTTCAAGCACGATTCAAGAATCTGCAAAGCTTGACAGAATGGAAGAGCTTGTCGAAGAAGCAAAAGAGAATGATAAGCGAGTAGTTATCTTCAGCAATTGGACACAAATGACCGATGTGATTTATGACAGACTTGTCAGCAAATACAAAGTAGCACAAATAACCGGTGAGACTAAAGATAATGAAAGACAGTCATTAGTTGAAAACTTCCAAAACAACAAATACGATGTGATGATTGGAACATCGGGTGCAATGGGAACTGGACTGACACTGACTGCCGGAACGATTGAAATCTTTATGGACGAACCTTGGAACATGGCACTGAAAGAGCAGTGTGTTGATAGATGTCACAGAATCGGACAGAAACAGAATCTTACGATTTACACGCTGATGTGCAAAGATACAATCGACCAGCGCGTGCATGAGCTTGTTGAAAAGAAAGGCGCCATTGCTGATGCACTTGTCGATGGAGACATTACTAAAGCTGATAAAGCTGAGATACTTGACTTCCTACTTAGTTGACATTTATGTCGTAAATGTAGTATATTACATTTAATAGTAGCGAGAAACTTTGTAACACTCTAACACTTGAAAGGAGGCTTAATGAATAGATAAGGAGGAGAAGATGGAAGGATTAAAAATCGAAGAAGTAGCAGTATGGATTGGAGTAAGCACGCAGACTATCAACAGATGGTATAAATTTAAGCGCGAGAATCCAAACAACAAAATCAGTAAAGCATTACCTGCTTACAAAGTTTTGAAGTCAGGAAATAATTTACCACTTAGAATTTGGAATGAGAAAGATATGAAAAAACTTGAAGCATTCAAATCTAACATGGTAAAAGGACGTAACGGAAAAATGGGTTTATATGAAGGAAAGGGCACAGCAAATGGCAAGAAGAAAAATAGCAGAAGCAAAAGTACCGACACTAAATGAGTTGATTCTTGAGTATGGACCTCTGAATACAGAGTGTAACACGCTGAAGAAAACTGTAGCTGATTTGAACAGCAAGATTAAACTTGCTATTCATGATGCAAAGAAAGAAAACGAGAGCATCGAAGTTGAAGGCTGGAGATGTACACTGTCAGTCACTGATGATTCAAGTTTCAATGAAGACAGATTGATAGATTTCTGTAAGCGCAATAATATTAAAGTCGTGAAGAAGAAAGAATATATCGACCATGCCGAGCTTGAACGACTTATCTATAATGGTAAGATTTCAAAAGAGATGTTGGTTGAAATGGACAAGTGCAAAGATTCTAAGACAAAGGAAACTTTACGCTGTGTAAAAGCATAAGGAGTAATTAAATGGCAACGAAGAAAAAATCAGAGCCTTATAAATCTAAAGCAGTTATAAGTAAGATAACTGCTACAAGTCGTATGAGTGTTAAAATCAAAGACAACTTCTATACCATCGAATATGCAGAAGAGCGTTTAATTCCGGATATTGATGGAGTTGACATCGATGCTGAGAAGAAGTTACTTTGGGATGTTGTTAACGGCGAAGTCGATAATCAGATTGCAGATATCTACGAGCTGTATGAAGAAAAAAATTCGCGTAAGAAAAAATAATGCTTTACAGGTAAAATACCATACGATAGACTTTAATAGTAAGCAATTTACAAACAGGTTGGCTTGAGTTATAGCGGAACTCTTGCAATATAGAACCTCATATGATTCAAGTCAAACCAGAACTTGTATGGCTGAAGCCGCTATCTTCAGTCGTGCAAGTTCCTTTTTTATCTGAGGGTACGAGATGCGTTATTCAATATTTGGATTTAATCAAGAAGAATTATTACAGTATGATATCGATATGACCGATGTATTACTGTTAGACTATATACAGAAAGCATTATCACAGCCTAGTATGAGTAAAGCGCAAGTAAATTTTCAGCCTTATGTATGGTTACAGCACGCTAAAATACTCGAAGATTTACCAATTCTTAACATCAAAGAAAGTATGCTAAAGAAGCGTATAGCGAATTTAGTATCTTGTGGATTAATTGCATCAGTAAATTCAGCAAATACATCCGGACGTGGTTCACGTACATACTACACAATCACTGAAAAATTTGAAAAATTACAGAACACGACCACAGATAAAAAATTACCCCTGGTCGAGCGAGCAGGTGTAAAAAATTACCCTTCAGATAATAAGTTAAAAAAAGATAATAAATCTATATCTAAAGATATAGAAGAACATTCACCGAATTTTAACTTCGGAAAATCAAATAAAGTACCGAAACAATCACTGTATGATAAATGTGTTAATCTGATAGATGACTTTACTGATGATGCAATACTCAGAGAGTTATTAGTACACGCTTTGAAGTTATTCTTAGAGAATAGCAAAGAATCTGGCGCGCCGTTTTATACAAACACATTTAAGGGTAAGCTTAATAAGCTGAAAGAGCTGTCAATAAGTGAGGGAATTTTTAATAACTATACCGCACGTAAAATTGTAAAGCAGACAATTGATAATGGATGGAATGGATTTTACGAGCTAAAATCTAATAAATCTAACAAGAACAATTCAGCATCTGATGCCGGAAGAACTGCTAAGAGAATGACAGCAGAAGAGAAGAAACAGTTTAAGGAGGATATTGCAAGTGGAAAGCTTGAGAAATTCTGATTGCTGGTATATAAAATCTTGCAATGAGGATTGTGGCAGATGCGTCACATATACACAGCTAAAGTGGCAAATGGATAATAGTGGTCTGTATCTGTCGCAACAAAAGCCTATCGAGCTGTTTATTGATGAGCAGAATAGTGTTGACAGACAAGCTTATAAAGCACTCGGAAAAATTCGAAATCATATTACTGAGTTTGTTGATGAGCATCGCAATTTATATATATGCAGTCGAGAAGTTGGAAACGGAAAGACAAGCTGGGCAATAAAGATGCTACACACATACTTTCACTACAGAGCAAAAGGAAATTATGAGAATCTGCTAGGTATGTTTGTTAATACAACTGACTTACTTCTGCGATTCAAAGATTTTAATAATCCCGTATCACAGAAGTACAAAGATGATTTGGAAAATGTTGACTTAGTTGTGTTTGATGATATTGCAGTTACTTCGAATATTTCACAATATGATTACACGCAGTTATTCAATATTATCAACAAACGTAACATGGCACAGAAATCAACTATTTACACTTCAAATATCACAGAGTATTCAGAGCTAGAGAAACTTTTAGGACCTAGACTTGCGACACGAATTTATGATAGCAGTGAAGTCATTGAATTAAAGGGAGCGGGAAGAAGATAATGGCTGACGAAAAAATTATGGTAGCATTGCAGATACTTTGTAAATGTATCGCAAGTGGTAATATCGATATCATTCAAAACAATCAGCTTACTGAAGAATTTTTTTCGGGATATGAAGACGAATATAATTTTATAGTAAGTCATTATAAAGAATATGGAAACGTTCCTGATACAGCAACATTCATTTCAAAATTTCCAGATGATGATATTATCGAAGTTGCTGAGAGTGATAATTATCTTGTCGATACGATACAAGAGGAGTATCTGTATACCAAAGCAGTTCCTGTAGTTCAGAAAATTGCAAAGTTACTGCGCACAGATGCTAACTCTGCTGTAGAGTACATGCTTCACGCAGTAAAAGAATTACAGCCTAATTACAATCTGGGTGGAACTGATATTATTTCGAATGGTAATATACGTTACGATGAGTTTAAAGACAGAAAAGCGAATCAAGATAAATGGTTCTTTACCACAGGTTTTCCAGAGTTAGATGATGCTATTCATGGTCTGCAAAGAGTTGAAGAGTTCTTAGTTATTCTTGCGAGAACGAATCAAGGTAAATCATGGATACTTGAAAAGATATGTACACATATTTGGGAGATAGGATTCAATGTCGGGTACATATCACCTGAAATGGGACCGAGTAATATCGGATACAGATTCGATACATTACATAGTCACATCGATAATAAAGGACTCATGTGGGGTACAGATGATGTTGATGATGAGCTGTATAAAAAATATATTGATAATCTTGCTGAGCGTAAGAATCAGTTCATCGTTGCAACTCCTGCTGACTTTGATAAAAAGATAACTGTCACAAAGCTGAAGAATTGGGTTAAGCGGTATAACTTAGATGCAGTTGC